GCTCCTCTTCGTCGTCTTCTTCCTCCTGAATCGGTGCTAATTCGGGAACGTTTTCGAGTCCTTTAATCAGCCTTTCAGAGATAATCCAGAACTTACAAATAGCCTCTGGCGCTATCTCTCCTTCGACGATTTCGCAGGCGCGACCACCCTCGTAGAAGACACAATTCGCGCAAATTAAACCGTCCTCGCTAAAAGGCGATTCCTCGACGTAATGCGAGCCGTGTTCTCCTGCTCCTTTATCGAACTTTCCGTATTCCTCCGCGATTCCTTCGAGAAGGTCATAAAGCACGTTCTGAACAGGCGATAAACCTTCTTCGCCGTTCCTCTCTTCCTCTTCGTAAGCGGACGTAACCGCAACGAAGTGCGCCTGAGCCTCTTCTTTCGTCGCGTGGCAACCGCCGTCAATAGGCATTTTTTCACCTTCCTTAACTACAGCGAAACCGCTACAGCCTTCGGCGTCGGAAATAATTTCGTACGGCATAGTTAGTCCGTATCAGGCGTCAAAATGCGTAGGTCTGCGGTTCCTACTTGGGCTGTAACGATTCCGTACATCTTCTGTTTAAGTGGAAGGAAGAACTCGTGTGGCGCACTGTGCTTCTCTAGCGGCATACCGTTACTCGTAGTAACCGTCGAGTCTCCGACGTAGACAGTCGCGCTATTTACAATTTGTAGATAGATATACCTATTCTGGTCGTCTTGTTCGACGATAAGAGTTGGCGTAGTTCCAACGTTTACTTGAGTCGTCTTCATTGTGGCGGCTCCGCGTCAGTTCCGATATCAGCAGTAGCGGCGACGTCCGAAACGGGAAGCGCCATAACGAACTTATCTCCGCCTTCGAACGGCTCCTTATTCTCAACAGCGCGAGCCTCGTTCGGCGTAAGAGTTCCCGAACTAATCTGAATCTGTTGAGCACGAACACGCGTAAGAAGGTCAGCGCGTTGGAATTCGTCCGTATTAAATCGAACCTTCTGACCTAGCGGAAGCATTTCGCTAAGTGCGTCCTCGATACGGCGGAGCCACGGAAGCAGGGTGTAGCGCACGAAGTTAATACCCATACTTTCGACGTTCTGATAAGTCTGTGAGTCTCCTCCGCTTCCGTTAATCATATGGAGCGGAATTCGATAAGCGCGAGCGATATCGCGAACTACTGCTTCGCGGTGTTCGAGCATTTGCATATCTGCGGCGCTCGTAAGAATCGGACGCCACTTTAAGCCGCTAGTAAGAACGGCTGGACGACGGTGTTTATAGTGCGAGTCTTCCCACTGCTGACGAATAAGTTCCGCCTGTTCTTTCGTTAGCGACGTATCCGTTTCGAGAACGCTCGACGGAGTAGCGCCTTCGCCGTAGAACTGCGAAAGGAATCTATCCATAGCGATACTCATACCGATAGTGTTTCGAAGTGCTTCGAGCGGCGAAATAGAACGACGCTGATTAGGAAGACGAAGCCAATGGATAGCGCGAATTTCGCCGTCCGTATATTCACGCTTGTCGATTTTAAAGTATTCGTTTCCTTCGTCGTCTAGAACTACTGCCACTTTAAACGGGTGGATATTTCGCATTTCTACGGGAAGTTCTCCAGCGCGACGCGGCGCGTAAATGTAATCGGTTCCGTGAAGCGCGAGCGTTACCGTCATCTGGTGGATAAATTCGAACATCGTCTGCTCGCTATTCGGGCGAACGAGAAGAGACGGAGTAGGGAGGCGTTCGATTCTGCCTCCTCTATCGCGAGTAAGTTCGAGCGGCATAGAGGCGACTGAATCCGCGATAAGCGTTACAGACGCGAGCACAGCGGAGACGGCGAACGCCGAAGTCTCCGTAACGATTTCCCCTGAGTAGTTCGGGTAGTACGGACGCGCAGAAATCTGATACGGGTCGATACTTGTAGGGAGAGCACGAGCCTCACGTTTACGCCACAGACTCACGCTGATATTCCTCCGAGAACGATTAGAAGTACGCCGCTAGTAATAATCGCCACAGGAACGCTAAACGCTCCTACGCCGATTACTACAAGTATGCCACCTAGAAGTTCTGCTGTCGTGGTAAGTAGTTTTCTCATTTCCAGATATCCATAATCGTCGGTGCGTCTATGATACGCGTTTTCGTTGTCGCTCTATCTACTGCCAGAACGAGCGCTATGGCGGCGTCGATTTTCCTTCTGCTTTTACCTTTCGAGAGTCGCCAGCCGTTATCCGTCATACGTTGAGCGGCTGATAATACTTGGTCTGTAAACGTAGGAGAGCCGTCGTGGGCTATTTTCCCGTTTACGATTAACTCGTAAGCGTTACCGCAGGCAGGAACGAGACGCGAAGACGTCTGCGGATACTCGACCATAGGAAGTCCGTCGTCGGCTAGTGCTTCTGCTGAACGCTGGAAGTACGCAGGGTCGTAAACGAATTCCCGTACTTCGTAAGTGTTATGGATTTCCCGTAGGTAGTGCTCGACTGCGGCGATATCTACGCCTTCGTCTTTCGGTTGCCAGATTTTCGCTCGTACGACTAGCCGTGTCTCCTGCTGTTGCGCGATAACTACGGCTATCGAGTCGTGTTTAAGAGCCATATCTATTCCGACGTAAATGGGTAGTTCTTCGTCTATCTCATCTTCGGAAACGCAACGTTCCCACGAGCCAGCAGGAAGCCACGACTCCTGAGCGCGCACCCACTGATTTAAACGCCAACGACGGAACGCGCTTTCAGAAGTCTGCTTTACCGCCGTCTCGAAATCCTCTAACGAAAGGAGTCGTTCCGCGATATTCGGATTAGCGGTACGCCACGCGGCTTTATCGTTTAGGTCGCAGTCTGGCGGAGCCTCCCACCACCAGAAGCCGTAAGACTCGTCTACGACTTCCTTCGCCGCGCACCTCTTCCCGTAGTCGTAAAGTTCGCCACAGAGCGAGGAAAGGTCATAGCCAGCCGTCGTAATCGAGACTACGAGCGGCTCGATACGTGCTCCGCTACCTAGCGTCATCTGGTCGTAGAGGTCACTCGTTCCCTGATTCCATAACTCGTCGAAGAGCACGAGAGACGGATTAAGTCCAGCCTGCGAACGGAACTCCGACGAAAGTACGCGGAAGATAGAACCGAAACGCGGCATTTCGAGCGCGTCGCGATACACGCGGCACTCCTTCGAGAGAATCGGACTCGCCTGAATCTGCTGTTTAGCCTCGTTAAAAATAATCCGCGCCTGTTGCCTATCTCCTGCGACGGCGTAGATTTCCGCTCCTGCCTCTCCTGCGACTAAGCCATAAACGGCGATAGCGGAACCTAGAAGACTCTTACCCTGTTTACGAGGAAGCCCAATAAGCGCTCGACGATAACGAAGACGTCCGTTCGGCGTCCGCTCGTAGAGAGCACGAAGTAGCCACTTCTGCCACGAAGTAAAGTCGAGAGGTTCGCCTGCGCGATTACCTTTTAGAACCGTAAAATGGTCGAGAGCGAACTGAATGATTTCGTCGCCGTCAGACGGCTTATAGATACGCGGCGTGTAGTACGTCGGTTTCCACTTATTCGACGGCTCTAGCGCGTTTCGCCGCGATACGTTTATGGAGGTCTGCGAACTCACTCGTCTTCACTTCTCCTACTCCCAGATTCGCTCTATCTGTCGGACTAAATCCTATCTGACCTAGAAGTTTCGCTATCTGATTATCTAACTCGCGCAAGCCGCGACGTTCGCGCCACGCGTCAGGCTGAGAGAGAACGCGAGCACGTAACTGAACTCGCTCGTCGAGTAACTCGCAAGCCATAAGGACAAGTTCGCCGTCGATAGACGGCTTCAGCCACGGCGCTCCTCCCGTCCAGACGGCTTCCCAGAGACGCATACCGTACGGCGAGAGTTTCCTATGCGGTTCAGGGATATCGCTATGGGCAGTAGGGAGCGCGATTACCTCCGCCTTCGGAAGTTTCCGCTTCCCTAGATTCCCTAAACGAATCTTCTGTTCGACAGGCTTCGGACGCCTGCCGCTACCTTTCCCACCCACTAGGAGCACCTCCTACGAGCAGGATTCGTGGTGACGTCTACCCTTCCGTGAAAAAC